GGGACGCAAAGGTCCGAATAAGGTTAAATCCGCGCAGCTTGAGTGGGAAGCGATGAAGGACCCTGTCACGGGCGAACGTAAAGCAGGGTTTGAAAGCGCAGCGGCTGCACATGAATGGCTCGCCGCGTACCATGCTGCGTTCCCTGAAGACAAAGAGAATTGGCAGCCACGTCCAACCGGGACACGTAAGACCAAGGGTGGAACAAAAGATCGTGGCTGGCACATCGCCAAACCGATCAACTCCGAAGTCTCGTTGGACAAGTCACGCACTGACACTGGCAAAGTGACGCTGCATGACATGATGTCCGACATGTCGCATGAGCAGAGTGATGTTATCACTGAAGGCGAAAGCGTCATGGACGAACCTTCGCTGCCTCCCGAGGACGTGGGGAATCCAGCAGAGGTGCGTATTAATAATCTTATCACCCTTCGTGACGAAGTCGCAAAGAGTGGTGTGAATGCTTTTGCACGTGTCGCAACGGATGGAGATGTCGTTGAAGCATTGTCCATCCTGAAACAAGGCAAGGCCGTGCTTGACAAACTCAAATCAGGCACTGAGATTACGAAGTTGTCGCCCGATGAAGTGAAGCTGTTGGGCAAACTGTCCATTGCATTGTATGATGTCACCGGCAAGCGGGCCAACTTCACGTTAGGCTCGAAGGTGCCTTTCGACAAAGCAGTGGTCGATGAAATGGGACTGCTGCATCCGACCGAGGGTTTGAAGAACGGCCTTCAGTGGTTTAGCAAAAACGCCAAGACGTTCGGCGTGTCGCACATGGGCCAACTCGTCGATGGTATGCTTGCAGCTGCGCCTGACATTAGCGGCGTTACGTTCACACATCCACAACACCCCGAGTGGAGTCCGGGTGGTGGCTGGCTGTATTCTACAGACCAAGGACTGCGTCCGCGGATCAACGCCCCCGACCTACCGTTGTCGCGTGAAGACGCAATGACGTGGTCGTTTCGTTTGGTGCACGAGTTCGCGCACTTTCTAGGGAGGGACTTGATGTTACGTACGGATGCGCCTGCAATGGCACTGAAGAAAACCTTGCAGGAGGTGTTGAAGGAACTGGAGCGTAGTTCAATGCTGCCCAAGAAAGTGCAGACGTTAATCGCACGCGCGCGTAAGGAGAATCACTACGACAAATACTTCAGCGGCACCGAAGCGGACCGGGCAGAAGGTATGCGCGTCTGGAAAGAGCACGCGGGTAAAGACGCGGAGCGGTGGAAGGAGGTCATCTATGGAGCTCTCAACGAACACGAGCTGCTGGCGCAAACCTTTGGTTCACCCGAAATGATCGCTGTGCTGCGCGCCACCGAGATGCGCACGGAGAAAGCATCGCTGTTGCAGTTCTTCAGCCGTGCGTGGAATCGACTCTTTGGCAAAGACCAAGCATCGGACAATGCACTCGCTGAGGTTCTGACACGTTTCGACAAGTTTCTTGACGTGGAACGTGACGGGTCGTACACTACGCGCACCTACGTGCGTGACGCACTGGTGAATTCCGGTGTGCGTGGCGAAGCCCTTGCGTCACGACTGCGTACGGTTGAGGACACATTCCACACGGGCATGTTGAAAGCCAGTCTCGACGGTCTGGAGCGTGAAAGCGCAAACGGACTGTTGCCGCTAGAGATGCAGTATGACACGTTGAATCCACGGCTTAAGACAGCATTGCTGTTGGGCGGTCCCGAAGACGTGTTCAAAGCCACATACAATCTCACCATCGACGAACTCGCAAGTGCTGAAGCTGTGCACTTCCGCGCGTTCGAGGATGTTGCACATGCACAGAATGCGATCACTGCGATTCGTTCGGGTGAGGCCAAAGGCACGGTGCAGAAAGGTCAGAGTGAGATACTGGCGTCACAAATGGTGAAGCTGCATCGCATGCGCACAGCGTTGGATAAGCAAGCCAATGCACTGCGGACGTTGCAGAATCTGGACAACTTCACGCCCCAGGGTGCAGCGAATCTGTTGTCTGCTGTTATGCAGGGTCGTCCTTTGCCCGCACCTCCAGGGCCTGTCCCTGCCGACGTACTTACGCACGCGCAAGAGTTGCTCGGGCTGCGTCGCGAAAACGCTGAGGCAGCGATCGAAGGTCGCGGGGCTTTCGCTGGTCCGTTAGGCTGGCTCGGAAAGCAACTTGGCTTGCAGCAGTTCATGAAACGTATGCACCCCGAGGTTGCGTCTGTGATTGATCATCTGTCCGAGAATCAGGCGAACGCTACGTGGCGCATGAACATGTTGAACATCGCGTTTGCGTTTGACCCAAAGACAAAGTCGCTGGACAAAGTCCGGAACGCGTCAATCGACTGGGTGATTGCTACGCCGAAAGCGGCACGCACGTATAGCGCGATCAAGCAATGGTTGAACGTGCAGGAAGCCGCGGGTAACCGCTGGTCTTTCAATGACCCGGAGCCGAAGAAGTGGTTGTCGGAGTTTTCGACTGAAAAGCGTAAAGGCCGTATGTCGGACAGAGAATCCATCCTCGCCACGTTGCAGTCGTCGGCGGCGCGGCACGAGATGGCAACAACCCAGCTGTGGCCACAGTTCTTCCGTGAGCACAACAACGAACTCACTGCCACGATCATCGCGATGGGTGAGTCTGGGATGCTGCCCGAACAGGCACGTCAGATCACGACAAATCTGTACAGGGCGTTGGAACAACTCCAGGACCCGGCTCAAGCACCTCAGGGTGTGATTGGCCTTCAGGCTCTGTCTCAGCAGATGAGTCCAGATACTTATGCTCGTGCCATCCAACACGCTCAAGGAATGCAGCAGTCCACACAGCAATTCCTGACACGCATGGCGAGTCGTCCAAACTTCGCCACGGAACAACGCTATGACGCACACCATGTGCGCATGACGGGGCCTGATGGTGCTATGGACTACACATCCCACCGCACGCAGAAAGAGGCGTTGGCATATCGTGATCGTAAACTCAAGGAGGGTTATACGTTCTTGGATTACGTCCCAAAGGAGGACGCAAACGCACCATCGCGTGGAGTTAACGCAGAGGTGATGGACTGGATCAGTGAGTATGATCAACAGACCGCACAAAAGATCGAACTGATCCTTGGTGATAAACCGGAGTTGCTTGAACGTGTGCTGCCTCTAGCACAACGTGCCTCGATGCTGCAAGCTGGACTGGATTCATTTAAGCCAGTGCCTGGAGCAGCACAGCGTAAGTTTGTCGGGGGACGTGAGCACATTAACATGCTTGAAAACGAAGATGCGTTTTACATCAAAGCCAACAACTGGATGCGGCACAAGATGACGCGGACGCAGACCACGTTGGACAAGCTGCATCCACAGCTCCAGACGAACCGGGAGCTTTCAAAGTATGCCGACAACATTGTCGACCAATACCTCACGCCTGACAATCCTTTGGCGCAGAAGTTTGTAAAGACCACATACTTTTACAAGCTGGCGTTGGACTTTGGTCAGGCGATGATTGAATCCACACAGTCGTTGACTACCGGTATGACCGCACTGATCGGTGAAACCGGTACAGTGGGCGATGCGGGCGTGCGCACTCAAAAGGCACTCGCCGCGATCGCGAAACAACGTGTGTCGCGCAAGTGGGACAATGCTGAACATCAATGGTTAATGGAGCAAGCCACGCTGCGTGGCGTGCGGGGCACGTCTATGTGGAACGAGGTCTACGACCCTGATCGCGCCACGATGCACGAAGTAAACCACGCACGCGGGAATCCGCTAAAGCGTGCGGTCCATGTTATGGACCATACCGCGAAGAAGTGGTCGACAATGTTCACGACGTTCAACGACGACATCGGGCTGCTGACCGGCTATGACCTTGCGAGGGAGAAGGGCATGTCACAGGAGGATGCGTTTAAGTATGCGGTGGACCTGAAAAACCGTGGATACTTCACGCAAGGTAAAGCCGGGCGGGCACAGGGTTTGTGGTCGTTTAAGACGAAGGCGATTCCTCAGCTCGTATCGTCGCTTCAGAACTATACGCTGGGTTGGTTTGGTCTTATGGCGGACAATTACAAAGTGGGCTTTTCGAAGAACCCACCTCCTGGAATGACTCCAATTCAGCAACAAGGCGCACGCAAAGCCTTTCTATACGCTCTAGGTGCGCAAGCTGTATTCGCAGGTGCCCTTGGGTTGCCCGGAGTTGGTCAAGTTATTGCACTTGTTGAGCAGACAACAGGAGTTGATCTAAAAGGTTGGCTGCGCCAAAACTTGACCACGCTATTTGACGAAGACCAGCAAGACGGAGGATTAATGACGAGCATAGCTCTACGAGGTCTGTCGTCGGGCGTGACGCCGTTTGATCCGTCGTCGAGGATGAGTGTGAGTGTTCCATTTATCGGTGTTGATTCATATCGGGGTTTTGACTTGCGGAATTTGATGGGTGCTCCGGCAGCCACAGCGTCGGATTTCGTGCAAGGGTTACTTGCCACAGCACGTGGAGACAGCGGTGGTATAGAAAAGCTACTTCCAAATGCGTTGAAGCGTCCTTTTCAGCTATGGCAAGACGAAAGTGACATACGCGACAAACGGGGTGGCTTGCTGTATGAGCTATCGCCTGGAGAACGTGCCATGATGGCGTTGGGTATGCCGAGTTCCCGAATACAGAACGCCAAAGACGTGGCAATAGCAGCTGATAAAGTCGCGGAGGCAAGCTTGAAGGCACGACAGGCGTTCGCCGACGAAATGGCAAAGCTGATTCGACAAGGTCATACAAACGTCGTCCGCCAACGACTTGCAGAATACGCAAACGAGAATCCCAACGCTGATATGCAAGCGATGGTAAGAAACGTAGCAGCGAGGGTACAGGCACAGAGTATTCCATACGATCCAAGGCGCACACTTAGTCCGGGGACTGATCTTCAGGGTCTGGCGCCGAGGCTAGACGGGTCCGAAGCGCTTCGTCTTGAAACGAGACGGAGAACATTACAGGATTTAAGTGGTCGGGTATCGCACGCTTCGGCTGCGGCTTCGGGACGTGCTGCTCGACTTGACGCATTACAGGCGCAGAATCCTTACTTAGGTCTATCGGAATTGCGTCAGAAGGCTGGAATGACGCGACCACATCCTCTACAGTTTCTTGAGGGGTCTCCGTACCAGTAGGACGGACAAGGTATCGTACGAGGTCGGAGTCACTAAGACCTTCGAACGATTTTGGAGTGCCGATCAGGGTACCCACGAAGATGCCGTTGTTGTTGACCATGCGTTCGACAAGACGACCGACGAGTATGAGATGTGAAAGCACATCGTTGAGTTCGTTGAAGCCCGTGGCTTGGTCGATGAACATCTGGAGCAGGTGCTTTTTGTTCATTGGTTTGCCAAGAGCTTCGAGCATACGCACGACCTGAGAAATAACACCAGCATTGGGGTTGATCCCGGTGCCTTCGAAGACGCGTTCGAGGGTTTTTTCGAGCATCCCGCAGAACTTCAGCGCGAGCTTGTAGTGCTCGACGTCGATGACCAGAGGTGCGTCAGATGGGAGTTCTGCCAGTGCGATGAGCATGGAGAGCTTGAACAGCATCTCGCCTTTGGATTCAAACCATGACTTCGTCTTGGGTGGTCGGTCGTTAAGGACACGTTCGTTTTCGTAGAACCAGTCGACGTAGAATTTGTCGCACTCTTCGGACAAAGAGAAAGCACCGCTACGGGTTTGAAGGGCTTTGCCAAATTCGACGCAGTAGTTTTCAGCACGTGTCTGGGCAGCTGTGAGCGTGGGTTTGGGGACGAGGTTCTTTGTGGCGCAGAACATGAACGCACAGCGGCGCGCGAAACCACCGGTAAGAATGTCCATCTTCATGTAGCCTTTGAGTTTCTCCGGCGTCATGCAGCCGAGGAGGGTGACATAGGGGCCTTGCACATAGTCATTGCCCTTGTTTTTTGTTTCGACTTCCCACACGCTTTCGGTCCACAGGGACGTGAGACAGTCGAGGAAGCCGAGAGGATTTACACCGAGGAATTCGACTAGCTCCGTCGCGAAGATCGCGTATTGGTTATACTCCACATTTCTATTGTTAAAGTCAAAATGTTTGCGCCCCGCGAACTTGTCGTTGGACATTTTGAGTGACATGGCTTCTTTCGTGATTTGCGTCGCGGCGATGGGTGAGACTCCGCTGGCACGGACGATTTCTTTTGCCCGGTCCATTGCGGCACTTTTGCCAGTTCCCGGATCGCCGACCAAGACCACATAGAGGTTGGTGTAGTAATTGTAAGGCCCGAATGGTAGCCAGAAACGTCGACCGGCAAATACAGAGAGTACGCTGAGCATGGACCAGATGTGATACTCTGTGGCTGGCTTGGTGTTTTTAACGGCATCGAGATAGTTGGTGATGAATGACATTTAAACCCAATCCTCCGGTGGCATGTTACCTTCTGCAAAACGTAACAGACGTGCTCTCCGCCGAATTGTCGGATCGTCAGAATTGCAAAGGTCGTGTTTATTAACGGCAACCATTAAGTCAGTGTAGATTGACGCAAATTCCAGTTGTGCGATTACATACGAATCACGGTGAAGGTCAAGTTTGTTTGTTGAAGGGTTATAGACAAGATTAAACATAATGTTAGAGGGCCAGGATATGGGCTAAACGACGCAGAGGAATGAGTTGTTGAAGGGAACGCCAGAAGAGGTGAGTTCGATGTAGCGCACTTTGATTTGCTTTCCGATTGGTGGGTTGGCCATGAGTTCGACACGTGTGGCGTCGTCGAATCCGGTGCCGACATTGAACTGCACGCCTTTACGTGTAATGCACACGAGCGCACCAATCCCAATGTCCGCTTTGCCTTCACCCTGCGTCACCCCCACACATACAAACTCATCATCTTTCCACGCTTTGTATTTCCACAAGAATGGGGAGTTTTTGCGCGTGCCGTGCGGGGTTTTGCCGAAGACGTAGGGCCCGTCGGGACGTACCATGATGCCTTCGTAGTCTTGCGCAGCGTAGTGGTGAAAGGCTTGGTTGAGTTCAGCACGTGAGTGGGAGAAGGTTGTTGGGACGACTTTGACATGGGGTAGTTGCTGAAGTGCGAGATGGTGGTTGAATGGGAACCAACGATCGGAGAACGTGAGGTCTGGATTGACTACATCGAAGACGTGGAACTCAATGTCTTTAGTGTCATGGCGCGGCTGTGCGCTGTTGACGGACACAGAGCCGTTGATGGTTTGAAGGTTCCACCCATGCACGTAGAGTTCTCCGTCAAGGATACGGTCGCCGAGCAAGGATTTGATGGACTCGATCTCGGTTTGCAGGTGCCGCAGCTTTGGTGCGTGCCAGAGCTTCTCGTCACGGGACATAAAGATGGCAACACCACCGTGCATCTGACACATACAGCGCACACCGTTGAGCTTGGGTTGGACGTACGCAGGGAAGCGGTTGAAACGTGGCCCGATGTGGGCGGCTAGTTGGGGTTTCATATAGACACTTCTTTGCCCAACAGAGCGTGTAGTTGTTTGTTTTCTTGTTGCAAGGTCATGATCTTTTTGTACGCGCGTGCGAGTTTAGTGCTTGTGGGTTGCCGTTTACGTCCACCACGACGCCGTCCTTCTGAGGCAGTTTCGAGTTTGGTGGCTACGGCTTCGAGGCGTTTGATGACTTCGAGTGTATGTCGGTCCATTAGATGGAATAAGGTTCAGAGGCGAGCAGGAGATCGACGCTGCAATAGGCAAGGCAAAAGGTGGCATGGGTTTTCATGCGTAAGTGCAGACGCACTATACCTTCTTTCCACGGCTCACAGTGCAGCACATCCCAAAACTTAAAGTCCGTGAACGTCATGGTGTAAGCATCACCTTTGAAGTCGTAAATCATATGTTTCCGCCACCATAGTCCGGGCCTTGTTCACCCCATGAAGGGCCGTATGCACCTTCGAACGGAATGATAACCTGGGTGTTGGCGATGGTTAGTGTGTTTTGGAAATACCCGCGTATCTTAGCCACCGCCCATTCGGTGAGGTGGATAGGAAACTGACCGATGAGCGCGTCATGCACGGAATGCAAGGGTTCAATGATGTGATTGCCGGGACGGGCGCGGCGTTCGGCTGGAGCGTCGGTCCATTGATTCTCTGGATCGTACCAAAGGTTGCGCGTTGCTTCGTTTGTGGCGAAGGTGGTGTTTTCCTGTGGTTCGTCGGCGAGGAACTCCTTCCACGTGTCGTGATCGGCAGCAAAACGTTTGAGCTTGAAGTCCCAGGACTTACGGCGACCGAAGAACTGACGTGTATGGCCTGAGGCTGAGACAAGATTTTTGCCATCCGCGACTTGTTCTTTGGCCCAGTTGTGCCAGGCGTAGAGACCGGGATAACGCAAAAAGTAGAAGCGTTGCAGCGTCTCGAACTCGGACTCTTCCATGAAGTATGGCACACCTGAGATTTTATACGAGTCTTCCATGATCTGTGCCACACCGGTACGGGCCTGAACTCCGTAGTTGGTGGCGTGCTGCACACGTTTGCAACCGAAGTAGAGCCACGAGTTTTGATCGCAGCATTCACCGGGCGCAGACGCGGCTTTGCACTTGGCGACAAGTTCTTCACGTGAGCACTGCGTGTATGCGACACCATAGGTGTGCATAAGTGCAATGATCTTAGCGGGCTTGAGTCCGGCCTTGTAATCCAACCACATGGTGGGATCACCATGACGCATGCAGTGTGCCGCTACTGTCCACCCGTCCGCACCGGCGAGGTCGCATTGGAATAGCCAATAACCCGGGTCCGCTCGATAGAGTTTACGGAGCTTCTTTGTAATGGTCTGAAGGTTTGCGCCGGAACCTGTTGGCGACTCGTAGCATGTAAGGCGCATAGTCTCAGTACCCACGAGATTATAAGCGCACCGAATGCGACCATCAGGATCGGTGGAGAGCTCCAGTGTCTTGCGAACACTCTCAAGTTTAGAATACAAAAGCAGGTCAGTGAGCAGAGCGTCAGAAGGAAACTTACGCGCAAGTTTGAGTAGCGCAGGGACGTCGGTCGTGGCTTTTTTGTTCGCGCCACGTCCGTTGTATTGTACTGGGTAGCCTTTCTCTTCATACAGACACTTTTTGATTTTGGTTTGAGACAGTGACGTTTTGCCACGAAGGGAATGACCGACACGTGTTTCGACACGGGATTCAGTTTCGAGCAGCGCGGCACGGCAGAGGGCGAGTTCGTGCGCAGCGGTGGCAGAGTCATACGCAAAGCCGCGCCGTTCCATGGACAGAAAGGCGGGCAAGAGTTGGACATTGCGACGATAGAAACGTTCCTCCTGAATGGACAACATACGGTCCATTGCGAGGCAGTTTTCAAGCGTCACGCTAGCGTCGATACAGCAGGCGCGGTATTTGTTTTGAATCTCCGTCGCTGGGTCTACTCCTGCCGCGGCACGCTTCTTCTGTTCTTTCTCACTGTATGCGATGAGGTGTTTCCAGGCAGGTTCTCGGGTGAGTACGGATGTTTGCACATCCAGACCTTTTGGAAGTTCACTGTAGATACTGGCCCACTTGAGCATTGTATCTTCTCGCACATTTCGTATAAGCATTTTGAATCCATAGTACAGAACGAAGTTATCGTAGAGGGAGTTCTGTAGGCACTTTGGAATATCGTCTCTGTAGAGGAATCGTGACAGAGACTGATAGACCCGTCCTTGTTGTTCGAGGGAGTAGCGGGAGAAGGCCACAATAAACGCATGATTTGGTGCGTCTGCAATGCCCATGCACGACCAGCCCTGAAGTCCGCCTTCAATGTCGACAGAAGCCATGCGTCCAGACGGCCAGTTGTCCAGACGATGGCAGATTTCGTCGGCGCTGAGGCTAAGTTCAAAATGCCGTTGAGGAAGGACGATGTCAGGTGATTCTGCCTCGTGCCGGGCACGCGTAATGTCCCACTGCAAGAAGGGCCAGCGACTGTAGTTGAGACCACCGAAACGGATGAGTTCATAGGGATGGTATGTGGCAACGGCTTTGCCGAAGGAGGTGTTGATGATGCTGCCGCGCCAGTCTTCTACACTAAATCCTGGCCCACGTGCTGCGAGCAATGCAGAGTCTCCGAGTAGAAGGACACAATGTGGTTTGTATTCCTTAAGGTCAGTACGTAACTGGGCCAACCCGGATCGGACTTTCTCATGTCCAAGAAAAGAATTCTCAACTCTTCGGAGTTTGGAAACTCCTTTAACAGTGACCTCTTGGTATTCATCATACTCTCGGATGTCATTGTTCGGCGGCTGGTATTGGGTAATGTTTCCCACGTAACATCCGGCACGTTGTACACCAGCGGCGCCAAGCAAGGCGTCAAGGATACGTCCAGCGGGTCCGACGAAGGGGACGCGTTGGGTGTCTTCGTCGGTGCCGGGAGCGTCTCCGATAATGGCCAAACGGTATGGCACGTCAATTGTAGGAAAGACGTTGGGGACGTGGTTCTGCGATACGAGCGAGAGTGCAGGTCCTGGAACTTCATTTGCGATGGCTTTTGTAGGGTCTGTGATCACGGTAGGATAAGGTCTTTTGGGTAGCGGCGACGGATTTGCTGCACGATGGCGGTGCACGTCTCTTCGGGGAGGTCGTAGTAACGTTCTACCACGGCATTGCTGTTGTTGTTTCCGGGCACACGCAAGATACGGATGATGCGGATAGCTGTGAGAGAGCGTGAAATGTCTATGGTGTAGGCGTCACCTTCCCACAACAGAGGGATGGAGTCATAAGGTTGTGATGAGCTTTGTTCCATACCAGTGGGCTTTTTCAAGGTCTTGTTTTGTTTTCATTCCGTCTTTTTTGCCCGCACGCCAGTAGTATTTAAAGACTTGGCCTTTGAGGAAACCACGGAATTCCTCGGGTGTGAGTGCGGCTTGGATAGCGTCGATGCACTCGATGCTGCCAGAGGTGTAGTGGGATGGACGGGCGACTTCGTCATTGACCACATCCCGTGGTAAAGGTCCGAGCTTGTCCATATTAAACAAACTCCACGTTGTTACCATGAATGACACGATACGCGTTCTTCATGTGCTCTTCACCTTTGTTGTGATGCAGCTCCGAGATCTCAATACCATAAGGCACGAGCCCACAGTTCACTGCGGCACGTGACGCGGAACGTTCGCCCGCGAATGGGTCGAGCACGGTCTGGCTGGTGAACGCGATATCGTCGTAGATGTCTTTCCACAACGCGAAGGGTTTGGCGAAGGGGTTGTTATACATTTGGCGCTCGGCCGCGAAGTTGTAGGAACGCCACGAGGTGGTAACGACCCGACGCAGCGTGGCTTTCTCGCTGCGGCGCAGATACATCGCGGCCTCGTAGTTCTTCGTGGTGTTGTATTGTGGCGCTTGGTTTTTAGCAGGCGATGTTTTGCACAGAATGACAGGCCAGTCCTGCACTTTCCAGCCGATCTTCTTGGCCGTGGTTTGGAGGAAGTTCCAGTGATCGAGGTCGAAGCAGAAGACGCAGAAGCCGTTGGGCTTCACGACACGAAATGCTTCTTCCAAGAACAACGGCATCATTTCGACGTTCTGTTCTACGTCATGTGTGTCTTTGACCGTTGCGACTTGCTTGTCATCGAGGTTGTTCATGTCGATACCATAGGGGATATCGGTGACGACGTGATCAAACGAGGCGTTGGCGAATTGCTTCATCACTTGGTGTAGGTTCGGACCCTGCGACTGAAGTGCATCACCGAGGAAGAACATCGAGGACAAGGGCACGATGACGGGTGCTTCGGTCGTGGTCTTTGGACCTTCTTGAACCAACAGGGCCACAGCTTGGCCCGGCACCGAAGGGGTGGTTTCGGCAGGTGCAGCGGCTTTGGTGCCTGGAACGCTGAAGGTGTCAAGGAACGAGGAGATATCAACAGCACCTTCGGGCATCACCGCAGTAGTCTTGGCAGCCGCTGCGGGAAGCACTGGGGAATTCTTGGCTTTGTTCGCTGCGCGTTTAGTCAGCTCTGCCAGCGCTGCGTCCTCCTTGCGTTTGATCTGCAACTGCAAAGCGTCTTGCAGCGACTTACACTTGATGATCTCTTTGTCGCCCGCGATGATGAGCTTGGCAGTCTGGATGGCGTAGTTGACGGTGGATTTGCCGTAGCCAGGACCGAGGAGTTCTGCGGTCTGTCGGCTGCCCCATGCCTTCGCACCTTTTTCGAGCTTCTTCATCTTGTGGGTTTTCTCCACGAGAAGGACGTTGTCGATCCATGACATGTTCAGCCGTTGAAGGTTTTCTTCGAGTTCGGCTTCGAGACGGGTGTGCTCGGGCACTTCGTGCTGGAAGACAAACCCACCGACGCCGGGCTGGAGCGTGGCCCCGTGCGTGAGTTCAGTTACGCCGAGTTTTTGCAGGGCTTTGTAGCGACGACCGCCAGCGACGAGGTGGTATTCATCGCCGCTGCGGGCCAGCACCAAGGGCTGGAGCATACCGATGCGCTTGATGGAATGTGAAAGACCTGCGATATCACCGTATTCTTTTTCGTTACGGGCACGGTCGGTGACAATGATGTCGGAGAGTTGGATTGTGATGTTGGACATAGAGAAAGGAAAGAGAATGTAGGAACAGTGCGCTCACTGTATTACCGATGTGTTCGTCATCGAACCTACGTGGTGGGGTTAGCCGACGTACGCTTTCAGCGTCTTGACCTTGTTGTTCTGACGACCTTGATAGGTGTCGATGAACACATGGCCGATGACGGTCTTGCCTTGCGCGGACTGTGCGAGGGCAAGGTTGAACGCCGGACGGCTGTTGATGTCGGTCTGGAAGATCGCATCCATCGTGGCGGAAAGGCCACGCAACCACGCGTCTTTGTCTTTGCTGTCTTCGCGGGCTTGCAAGGCGCACGTGACATATACAGGATGGTTCGGCTTGATCGTGCGGCCGTCAACTGCGGTGACTTCAGACGTCGTCGCGAGCTTCAGGTTCCAGTTCAGGCCATTGCCGTCCTTGTTCGCGTCGATGGTGGACTCGACGACCTGCAAGAGGTAGTCAGCTTCGGGGAGAAGCGGGAGTGTAGTGTCGACGCCTGCGGTTTGGATTTGGATGGATAGTGGATCGATGAGTTGTGACATGATATGATGTAGTTTTGTTGTTGTTGTTATCGTTGTGCAGCACGCATCTTGGCTGCCGTGTTGAGTTGTGATTATTGCACCGTGCCGCCGGGAAATGCCGGACGTACGGTAGTGCCTAAAGGCGTGACGAGTTTGCCTTTGCCTTTAGGTGCGAAGGGCTTGACTGAGGTGACGTTATGACCACCGTTACGGATGAGCTCGAACAGCTCGTCGGCTACGGACTGAAAGTCTGTGTCTTCGGTGTTGAGTTCGACGATGAAGGCTTTCTTCATTTGACGGAAGGCATGTTTGCTGGTCCGGGTGCAGGTGTGACGGGTGTGGGTGACGGCGGAAGTATCCCGATGTGCTTACGCACAGCAACGATCAGATCGTCCTGCTTGAGCAGGCCCGTTAAACCATAGGTGTTCTTCAAGAAGTCCTGACGGTTGTTGCCAAGCGTGCGGGCGTTCCATGTATGAGTGCCCATGTTCTCGGTGACTTCACAGAACCACACATCAGAGAAGTACGCAGGGAACTTCCCACGTATGGAACCATCGACGGCGATCTGGTATTTGTAGGTGTTGTCGCTCTCGTCTTTCTCCTTTGTGATGTGCGCCGTCATGATGATCTTCTTACCGGACTGGCGGAGCTGCATGACGAGGGATTTCCACAAGAGCACCAGCGAACCCCAATGTCCGAACCCTTCGAGCTTGATCGCTTCGTCGACGATCGCGCCACAGATTTTGGCTTTGATAATGTCTTCGATGAAGGTGGCGGAGTCGATAACGATACAGTCGATGTTAGGATCGGCGATTGCAGCATTGAGTTTGGCAAGCATCCTGTCGTACCGCTGGTTTGATGGGACGATCTTGCCGTTCTCGTTCGGCGTGGCCATGTCATAGCCGACGATGTTGCCGGTCTGCTTGAGTTTCTTGAGATAGTCAATGCCGGACTTGAAGTTCAGGTCCGCGACAAAGACGTAGGTCTTGGGAAACAATCGCATGGCAAGGGAGGTTTTGCCTGCGCCAGCACCACCGCACAGCAGGATTGCCGTGCCGAAGTTGTCGTTGAATTCTTCGATCTGTTGCATTTAGTCGGCGAGTGGTGCAGGAACGGAGGGTTCGATCTTGGTGGAGAGCTTGATCTCTTTCCAACGCCGCTTCATGTCCACGTCCACGATATGGAGGACGCTGAGGTTTTGGCTGCGGATGAAACCAGTGAAGTCCTTCGGGATGTAGCCGATGAACTGTGTTTTCCACAGGACCTTGATTGCGTTGGGGTCATGTGGGTTTGTGGGTTCGGGTTCGAGGTTGACTTCGTCACCGACGGCGGGAAGACCTACGGGCTTGTGGTGTGGCAGACCCGCAACGTGAGTGGTCCAGGCAGCGGTTTCGAATGGTGATGTTAGGGCCATATGGGTATGTATGTTTAGTTTGGTGTTTGGTGTTAGGACTGAGAGTAGGAGTATGAGAAGGCCGAAGGCAAGGACGTGCAGGAGCAGTTGTTTGTTACTCATGCACAGGATTCCATGTTACATCCCGAAAGATCGCAGACGCTAGGTCAGCGGGACGTTGATGACGTGGCAAGCGGCAGTTCATTTTGTAGTCGCAGTGTGCGCACGGGGATTTGAATGACCGTGCATACTGCGGGAAGTACCCACGCTGGAGTTGTGCCACGAAGTCGGACACGATCGCACGCATGTTGTCTTCGTATTCGACGAGAGAGTCGGCGCTGTAGAAGTACGATGGGCGATCCATCTTGGTGTTGTTCTCGACCTTTTGCGTAGGAGGAAGGATCACCACAGCGTTCATGATGAGGCCAACCACGGGCTGGTTGATGAGCTTCTGTGCAGCCCAGACGTAGCCACGGGTTTGGAGGGAGAGAAAGAACGCGCTCTCAAACTCTTCGCCACCGCGGGATGAGGTCTTATGGTCCACGACCCAGTTGAGTCCGTTGTCGTGGAGCACAACGTCGATGCGGCCGGTGATGAAGACGTGGAGGTTGCGGATATAGACGTTGCCGGCACGAGTCGGATCGTTAAGCTCGGACTGTGCAACGATAAGGGCACGATCGTATGGTAGTGTCGTGTCGAGTTCAAGCGTGCAAAGCTCGATCTTAAACGCACGTTCAATGAATGGCGCACCTTCAAACTGCACGACCTTGCCGGGCCAGCCGTCGGTGGCGTAGCGTTCCTCGTAGGTCTTGAGGATTTGCTGCATACGCTGTGACGTGCGGTGGTCGCCGGGCCGGGTCGGGTGCATGACGAAGTGCTCGACGATCATCTCGCTTTGGCGCTGACGAACTTCAGGAGTGAAGCCGTGATGGAGGCGAAGCTCCTCGCACGAATGGAAGAGCTTGCCAAAGTCCGTGGCGGAGCGATCCGAGTCGTGCTCGCGGGAGTGGATCAGGTAGTTCTCCGAGGCGCGTGCGCAGTCGATGATCTTGGACGCCGAGGAGTAGTCTAGTTCAAGGATGTAGTCGTCGGGGTGTTCGGGTGATTGCTGGAGCAACTTGCGTTGTGGATACACCGGACGTGCTGGAGGCGCAGACGCTGTGGTGTTGACGGATAGTGATAGAGGATCAATGAGGTTCATAGGCCGAGTTTTGCGAACAGGTCGAGTGCGAGGTCGATGTTGGATTTTTTCTTCTTGGATGTTTTGGCCACGCCGTGGACTTCAACGCTTTCTTTCTTCAGCTGTGCTCGGCGGGTTTGCGCCGACACTTGCAGGGTGTGGCAGATGTTGACATAGGCGACGAGTTCTGAGGGTGACATCTCATGGACCGGAAGTTCCAAGAGTTCGTCTAAAGGGACGAGAGTGAAGTCACGGTCTTCAGTGGCCGTGGGTAGTGTAGGTGTGGGTGTTTCAGACATTAGATGATGAGTAATGTGCCGTCGGGCATGTTGATAGGTTCAGCGTTGGTGAGGCCGTCGAAGACGGAAGGGTCAGGGACAAGAGGTTTACGGATGGTGATCGGACCGTTGATGCGGCCTGCGGATAACAACACCGCGAAGCAGCGCATCTCGGACTGCGACAACGTGTCGTATTCGTACCGGGTATGCTCGGCTTTGGCGGTTAGCTCGCTGTCGTATCGGAGACGCGGGCCGATGTAGACTTCGTCGTCGATACGGCGCACGATCACTGTGCTCCACCATGCGGAGAGTTCGTCGGAAGTGACACGCGATGGGTAGGAAAAGGCGATCATGCCACGGATGGCGTCGCGGACTTTAGACACTACGCTTTCAGCCGACAGACCTGAGGGCTTGAACCTCACAGGTGCAGGGGCAGCGTCGTAGGCACGCAGGACAAGGGCTTCGTAGCGTTGCCATGCGGCAAGCGTGGCACGTTGGTTGTGCGCTAGACTTGAAGGAACGATACGGTGTATTTTAGCCGGCGTCATCGAGAAGTGCTAGGGCGCGTGCGAGAAAAACTTTTTCAGCCACTGGTTGAACTCGTCGAGTGTTATGCCTACGTTTTGCGGCTCGCTCGGACTCACGTAAGGCACGCTGTTTCTCAGGTCCATAACGCCCTTCAAGGATGTACTTTCGGATGCGAGCATCAGTGAGTATTGGACCTTTAATGTTCGAGAACTGAGGCGACCGGATAGGAGGACGCTCATCGTTGGGCATAGGGTTTGCGAAGTGAAAGACCGAAGCGGAGACCTTCGAAGAAGGCACGGTTCCAGACATAGATTTTGTCTGGGTTGGACCGATCCTCTTTACGTTTGTAGCACTTCTTAAATGACGCAGAGCAGCGACGCCGGGCACGGTAGGCCTGACCATCAGTGAGTGGCGTGCTCATTTACGTTGAAGGATGGTGAGGATTTGACGGGCCGCGATCTTGCACGTGACGTTGCCCGCCGCACCCGCGGTAAGCACGGCAGGCACGGCGACAAGCGCGAGGTCGATAAGCCACTGGAACTTTCCGATGTGCCGTTCTTGGGTGAGCAGACGATCGGAGAGCTTTTCGTTTAGCAGCTGTTCAGGTGATGGTTGTAGTTCAGGCACTGAGATAGAGGCGGTTGCGTCCGAGGCGGACTTCGTTCATGGTGACGGGTGTTGGTGGTGTGGGCCGGTCGCGGAGCCGGGCATCGTGCTGTCTGAGCCATTCAAGGTAATCGACGGTTCGTTGTTCTATGTCTACGTAAGGCCCGGTGACTAGTGCTGGAGGCGGGAGGTCTGGGTGCATTAGGGTGTGAGAGGTTCGGTAAGGCCTGCGTCACGAGCAGCGTCGGCATTGAGTTCGACTGCGGCGTCGCGAGCTTCACGCTCGGACATGCTGTCGTCGTCATCGTCATCGACGAAGCGTTCAGGGACAGGCATGTCAGGGACATGGGAGAGTTTGAATATGTCGGACATGGATGTGGTTAGTTGTCGCCGATGGTGAAGGGTTTGATGAGCGGTGCGTCGACGTAGAGTCCAAACACCGAGCCTTCGTCAAGGATGAGGAGTGGGACTTCGGCGCCGGGTTCGTTCATTTGAATGCCACCCGCGTAGTCGAACACGACACGCATGCCGACGGTGACACGGGTGCAGAGGTCTCCGACGTCGACGACGAGACCGTAGGGTTTAACAGGTGCGGAGGTTTCGGGAAGCACGAGACCAGAGGCGGGTGCCTGTGCGTCACGGACTTCGACTAGGATTTTATGACCGAATGGTTTGAGTTGCATGTGGTGGTGTGGTGTTTGGTGTTAAGGCAAAGTGTTAAGAAGCTCACGCAGCTTTGCGATCGCAGGACCGTGGAGGTGGATTTCTTGTGGTGGATAGAAGATGCCATCTTCACCATAAGATTCGCCTGAGAGAACGAGGCGGTAGTTAGTAGGTGTCAGAGGCGTGGCATAGGCTACGATCTTTGCGGTCTTGAGGTTGTCGAGGGCAGTGGTGTTGGTTGTGGTCATAAGGTGAAGGGCACCGTAGGTCACGGCGGTTGCGCCCGTGGTCGAGGACAACGTTTAATACGTGTATTGTTTTACGTCCCGGACATGTCGTGCTCGACAGTTCAACAGCCTACATGGTTATTAGCCAAGCAGGGAAGCGTCCGGCTGTGCCCTACGCTCGGCGAACTGAATCGCCTTCTATTAATTTGCACTGCAAAGCTCACACATGTTGCAGCCTGTCTCTGTCGCTACTACGGTGCCCACAGGGACGGACGACCTTGCTTCGCAAGCTGGTCTGACAAAGGAGGCGAAGCATTAACGTCTCACCTTTGCCTTCACGCCAGTCTAAACGTATCGTCCGCCCGTGTGGGGAGCCCTCCTGCTATCGTTCAGGATTGCTCAGTGTTACGAACATTCTTAAGCGCAAATGTCGAAACCGTGCTTTATCGACTCACAAGTCGTCACTTGTTAATTGCCAAACCAACAAGTAAATCTTTCTTGTCACTGCGGAATTTGTTTCGTGCATTGTTGATTTGCTTTCGCGCAAACTTTGCTTGCGTCGGAGAGGACCAAACTTTCTTGTTTAGTTTGTGGTTATGGTGCCAAGCGCGACCTTGAAGCCAACCACAAGTGCCGAATAGGTGCTCTTGGTCTGGGACTATTTCGTATTTCATACACAAGTATCTTCAAGACTGTGGCGCCAACCGCATTTCGGACAAAGGATTAAGCCTTCGGGGATAGGTTCAAGTTGCGTCATTGAATGACAGCTAGGACATTCTAATTCTACCGCTTCGTTTGGATGAACAGCAATCCAAACATGGTTACATGTATTACATTTCATAGATTAGCCGGTCATTACGCAGGCCGGGATGCGTTTGACGTGTTGTGTTCACTCCCCGTTATTACGAAGCACGTCTGCTTCGCTTTTACATTTACCGGGAACTCAGCATTCGTGGATTAGAATCCATGCGCTCAAGGTTCCGCAGCAACACTTGGCCCACGGGGTTAGCGGGGCACTGTTCAAAGTGGTGGAGCCAGTGCGAGTCGAACGCACCTAGCCGTTTGCTGTGAAGGTTCATCTGCACAGCTACATGGCCCCGAAAGTATACCGTGCGTTACGCAGCACGGTGTTGCGGAGGATTCGTGGCCGTTTCCCTCAGTGTTTCTGAGCAGCTTTAGTTGTTAACGTCGAACATAGCTGGCTGAACAACGACGTTTGGAAGAAGGACTCGAACCTTCAAAGACTTTGACTTGGCTTGTGCCGCCTATCGCCTAGGTCTCGTTGCACACTGTGTTTACCATTTCACCATTCCAAAGAGTCCCGGATTATTACGCGCCGGGCCGCGGAAGGATGTGCCATTGTGGAGCACTCACTGAGTCCTTCAACTTCGTGACGAACTTCCCCACCGTCACTGGGCTTAGGTTCAAGCAGAGAGGGCAACGCATGAGTTTATAGTCCGGGCTGCCACTGAGACTCTTAGTCCTTTCGGACCGTCTGGCTTACGCCAACGCGTTCAGTGCCGCGGCTTGTGCTTCGCGTTGCAAGTGCTTGGTCAGCGCCATGATACCGCGAGCGAGCGACTCGGTCGTGACGTTGCCATCCGCGTCGCGTGCCACGGTGTAGCCGGAGACGACGCTCTCGATCTTCGCAGCCACAGCTTCGACTTTGTCCACGCCTTCGGCAAAGAAAGCGTTGGCTTTGTCTTGCGCTTCCTTACTGATCTTGCCACCACCACCGGTGCGCTCGCCCTTGACGTACAGGGGTTGGGCATTGCCGATGGTCTTGAAGAGTTCGGCCAGCTCGTCACGGCGGGGCTTGAGGTCGTCGCCGGTGAGTTTCACCTCAGGGTCGTTGGTCGCGCCTTCGAGGTATCCGCGGATGTGATCCATTGGAGACTCGAAGATCTCTTTGACGGTCTTGTCTTTGTTCGTCTTCGTGTCAACGACACGACGCTTGAACGCCGGGGCGATCGCCTCGGACACCGCACGATACACCCGTGGGTATTTGTTGCGGTAGTAGAGGTTGGACACCGCTTCGTCCAGGATCATGTCATCACCGACGAGCTCGGCGAGTTCAGGGAGTGACGACGGGACGTTTTCGAGGATGGTGAATTCGCCGTCGAGGTAGTCGATTTCTTTGTCTTTCATGTGGGTTTTGTTTTGTTTGTTGTTTGCGATGTAAGGTTAGGGCATCGCTCCCGTTGTTACGTGGACTGACGTAGGCAGTTTTGACACGAACTTCCGTGCCGAAATTTGTGCGTTATAAACGAGCATCATGTAGAACTTAAAGAGTATGGGATCGTCAGAGCATAGCTCCGCGTCGCGCAGGTGTTGCTTCTGCACTTCAAGTGACTCGCGATTTAGGTGTATGATTTCAGCATGGCTCATAAGTGACGGCGCGGCTCGCGCTAATGAGAAGATAGCATATCAGAACTGATAGTCAAGTATCAATTTTGAGAAAGTGCATTTTCTTTTTCTCAATTCTGAGAGCCGCGCCGCCGATATGTTTGGGCCAGAGAATGGCCCTGAACGGAGGAACTAAAAGATGTCGCCAGGTTCTGGTTCCGAAGGTGAGGTGAGCAGCAGTGGAAACTCTGCGGGCATGACTGCTGGTCGCATCATGACTGGCTCGGCTTCGACGATGCGGAGCTTTACGCCGTCGACGTCTTTGATCCAGTCGTAGTGCTGTCTGTTAAGCTCACGTATCCAGCCGTGGACTCCGATGACGGCGCCGACCCTTGCCGCGTCGCGAAGCATGAGCGTGGGTTTAGACCAATACTCACAGCTTACGTGTGTGGTGAGGTCTGTGTCTGTGAACTCCGGGTGGAGGTCAAGGAACGCTTCGAGGATGGCGTGGTTCTTTTGAACCCCGGCGACGTTGTCGAAGGGACTGAGTTTGGTGGCGAGTGTGGGTATGGTTTCTGTATTCATGTTTGGATCGAGTGTGATGATACCGCGTGGGAAGTGATGGAGTTTTGGTGGTGCGCTTTCGTCGTATTCAAAGGCCCACTTGGACCCGAAGTATTTGAACATCACGGCACGCGGATCAGGTGCAGTGACGCGGACGATGACGTTGTGGTCGTAGACGACGTCGTTGATAACGTGTCGGTGGCCGTGACCGAAGGTGAAGTATGAGGTGGTGTCAACGTTTGGCATTTTTAGGTGTTTTGTTTTTGAACAGTGTGATTTTCTGGTTTGCTTCGACTGGTATTTGCACGAACGGGTTTAACTGAATCCGAATCGTGTCTTCGTTTGTCCAGGCACGCCGATCTGGTACCATTTGTCGTTGACCAAGATACAGGCATTGAGGTCGTGGGTTTGTTCGGCCATGTTACAACGCCTCCTCTTCCAACTTCCACGCGTCGGATCTGATGTAATACAACGCTTCACGTGCCCGTGTGATCGCAACGTAGATCAGGTTCGTTTCTTGCTTCACTTGCCACGGGAGCTTAGCGTATTTCGAGGGCATGTAGACATCACGATCAAGGATGAACACGGTGCCGTATTCGAGGCCCTTGGACTTGTGGACCGTGGACAGTGTCACGCGGCTGCGGCCGTTACGCTCCTCCGTGAACATGAGGTTGATCTTGGAGAGCACGTCATTGGGCGTGCGTGAATCTTCGTCGAGGTTGTTGATGAAGAACATCAGGCAGGCGTGCTGGTCTTCGATGCGTTCGGTGGAACGCCCGGCTGCTTCGAGCCGCTCACATTCACGGGCACGCCATGCGTCGAGCTTGCGTTCGAGGTCTTCCATGGTCGGGGCACGGAGCTTGCGCACGCGTGTGACGAGAGCAGCGCCGATGTCACGGCCGAGGATGGAGCATGGCACATCGCGTTGGAGTAGTGCATAACACATGCCGATGAGTGGTGCTGTGTTACGACACAGGATGGCAGAGCCAGGTACGAAGGTCGAAGCGTCGTAGACGCCGAGGCGTTTGACGATACCGTCAGGTGCGTTAGGTGCGGCTTGGATCATAGAGGTGCGGGTAAGAGGCTCATCACTGTGTCGTAGGATTCTTCAACGGTGAAACAACCATCAGGCGCGGCTGTTGTATAGATTGTTGTGCCCGGAAACTTCTCGCTTCCTTCGACAACTCCGGACACGTGAGCTACGTTGAGCAGGACACGTGTGTTTTGGCCTTGGATGTGTAGGTGAAGATAGATCATAACGCTTTACGTTGCGCGAGCAACTGCTCGACGGTTTCCCAAGGCACAAAGGTGCAGCCGACCTGCACACCTTTGGGTTTGATCTCGGCTGCGTATGAGCCAATGCGGATCTCGGGAGGTGTGCAATGAGTGATGAAGTCGAGAAGTGAAGAGAAGACCGGGCCGGGTTTGCTGGTGTGGTTGTCACTGTAGCGTGCAACCCTTTTGTCGCGTGTGGATAGGCACGTGCCGTCGGTAACGTTTTCTTTAACACCTTGGGTAAACCCAATGTTGGAGTTGATCATGTAACCTTGCTGTTGCAGCAACAACGCAATCGCCCATGCGATTTCAATGTCTTTGCAGTTGATGTATTCAGGGATGTTGGTGAGTTTCATTTTGGGTTCGGTGTCGAGTGTGGTTGTTGTGTCTCTTGGACTGAACTGTGTTCTGTATGGTCGTGGGCATTCCATTCCGATATGGTCTCCGAAGGGCCTGCCGCACTGTGCACAGACTACGTCCATGCTGTAGCGATCAAAGCTCATGGCAGTGTGATGTCAGGGTGTGCTGCACGGAAGGCTGCGGTTTCGTCGCCCTGCTTCAGCAAAACGTCGATGCTTTGTTGAATGTGACGTGCGCCGATGTTGCGTAAGTATTCGTCGGGCAGGGATGTGATAATTTCGAGGAGTTTATAGTAACGCAGGGCGAGTGCGATGTGCACGATAGGGTTGGCACCCTTCATGAGTTTTTCGAGTTCGTCGAAATGAGGTTCGATGATGGAGGCACGGTACGCAGCTTGCTCGGCAAGAAACGCTGCTTTGAGCGCGTCGTTGGATGGAGGTTCGGGTGTTTCGGATGATGGGACGTGTTCGTTGAACATAGGATGTGGATGTGGTGTGGTGTTGATGTTACGTGGTGAAATACTTTTGTGCCTCAAGCACAATGTTGCGAGCACAGCGGAAACTGACGCTTAAAGGGAGTTCGGTGCATTGAAACCGCTGCGCCAAATACTCCAGCGCCCCTATGCCTGCGCCACGGAAGCCATAGATGGCTTGACGTCGGTCGCCGACAATGACGAGACGGGAACGGATAGTGCCGTCAGACGCTGGTGGCTTCATCAACCGTGCGATGAGTTCGATCTGAATGGCGTTGAGGTCTTGCCCTTCATCCACAAACACGTAGTCGTATTGTGTCAGCGGGATGTTTTTCACAACAGGCCAGTAGATCATGTCATCGAAGTCGAACTCCTTCATCGTGTTCGACATGTCAAAGGCACGTTGGGCAAAGCCCACGGCACTGTTCTCGTTCTCGAAGTCGAGATCGTGCGTGTCAATGATGGTGCGCCAGTCAGGCGTGAGCGTGGGCTGGGATTTGCCCAAAGACACGAGGCGCTTGACGTTCTGAGTGTCAGGATCGTCGCGGTCCATCAAACGCCAGAGGAGTTGCATCACCTTGTCGGGCGATGCCTTAGCGCCACGCTCGATGATGCCAAAGGACGTCAGGGCTGAGAGGCCGAGGCTGTGCGTGGTGCGGACGTTCACCGACGCAGGGACGCGGGGTTTGAGTGCTTCGACGATGTTCTTGTTAAAGGCTAAGAACAGCACCGACGGTGGCAGGCCCGTCGCCGGGTTACGCTTCGGGATGTGCTTGAGGGCTTCGACTATCGTGGTGGACTTGCCACTGCCCGCCACGGCGTTGATGATGAGGTTCGTTGAGGCCGGGTTGGCGATGTACTCAAAGATGGAGCGTTGCTCCTCGGATGGGATGAATGTAGGGTTCATGGATGTTCGTTGTTAAAGTCTTGAGCGTTACAGTGTACGCAGCGTGCGATATCGTCGGGGTGAGAACGCACGAAGACGTGGCCGCTGAACCAGCACCCGGCGATGTTGAAGAGGCGTTTAAGGGTTTTAAGGAAGCGTTTCATTGGGGTTTTTGTCGTGGTCGTCAGGGGCAAGATAGCAGTTATTGTGTTTTGTTTTAACTGAAACAACGGGAAGGTAGGGTTGGTTGTACGAACGTTGATCCTTTTCGTCATATGCCCAGTTGCTTGGCACACGTACGAGCACATCTGGCTGTGCTAGAAGCACTGCCGCGAGTTCGTGTGTGGTCATGCGAAGAAAAGGTTCAGCGTTGCGCTGTCTTCGGAACGTGCGGAGAGCTTCAGGCTGTTGCTTTCGCCTACGGCCACGAGCTCGGGCGCAGCTCCGCGTGCGAGCACGAAGCCGGCACTCACAGGCGTGCCGTATTGTGCAAAGGCCAACGCCACAGCGTTGTGCTGAAGCGTTGTTGGGAACATGATCGGGGTTTCAATGTCGTGCGTGAGCACAGACGCAGGGAGCATGATGTATTTGAGGTTTGTTTGCATAGATGTGGGTTGAGTTTTGAGTGCGTGGTGATGTGCGAGCCAAACGTCGGAGTTCATAAGTGTTGTGCTTTGAGCGCCGCCACTTTGCGGCGTAGTTCGTCGCGTTCCTTGTGCTTTGCAAATACGGCTCGCTCGATCTCTTCGCCCGTCCAGCATCCGCGCCCGTCTAGCAAAGACGGCGTTATGTTTCTCAGCGTGTTTTCCGCAGCCTCCGCACGTGCGATGGCGGCGTGTAGCAGCCCGGCAAACTCGGTCCGTTTTTCTATTGCGTCCATCATGCCGTTATGCACCCTGACTCGCTCCGCTTCCACATCCGCCAGCTTCGCGCGCAGGTCGGCGGTCACACGCTCTAGCAGCTCGTATTCTGCAATGAATTCTTCAAACGAGCCGCATCGTTTCGACAGGGCTTTGGTTCTCGGTAGCGCAGCCTCCCGTGCTTCTGGTATTTCGTCGCTCATTTCGTCTCCTTGATTGCGGCGAGGGTGGCGCGGATTACGCGCAGTGCATTTCCGGCGTCTGACGCGATACACGGCTGTTCGCCGGTGTCTAAGTCTGCCAGTTCTTGCAATGGTGTCATTGCAAGACTTAACGCCTCAACCGCCGCGTCGCGCTGCTGTTCGAGTCGGCGGGCGTATTCGGCATTTACGATGTGGATCAGCCCCACTCCTTGATACGTGCGCTTGACTTCCGCATCCGTCTCCGGTGTTGGCCGGTCGGTTAGTTTGATGGATTCGTTCATACTTTTTCCTTTAACTCTCGGATTTGTTCAAGTGCCAGGCGCACAAGGCCGTAGTCTTTGTTGATGAATCCGTGATACACGAACAGACACACGCAATGCACGAGTTCGATGATGAGTGCTGGTTTCATAGAACTCCCAAAAAGGTTGCGCCGTGTCCGATGACGTAACGTAAAAACAAATACGAAGGCACAGCAATGATGTGGCCTTTGTTGAGGATACTTATCCTTGCGGCTTTGTTGTTTTGCAGCCTATCGGCGATAATTTGCATATTTGGTGCGCTTATGGCAAGGGAGATAGTCGTGCAGGCTTGGATCATGTTCTCGGCATTGCGAGAAGTGGTGGCGCGAAAACTATCAGCTTTGATTCGTGGCGTAAAGGCTGGGATCGCAAGGCTAAGGCGTTAGGTTTTAGACCCCGTAAGTGGGTGAGAGAGGTTTAACATGGCTGGTGGCTCGACAAACACGGTTACGAGAACCGAACTTGACCCGACAATGCGTCCCTATGTCCAGTACGGACTAAGCGAGGCACAAAGACTCTATCAACAGGGTGTTCCTGAGTTTTTCACAGGCCAGACCTATGTAGGCCCGTCTCAGCAGACGCAATCTGCGCTTTCTGCGATGCAAACAAGGGCCATGCAAGGCAACCCGCTTGTGCCTTTAGCGCAACAGCAGTTAGCAACGACGCTTGGTGGTTCTCGTGCTGAGACATTAGCAGGGGCAACAAGTCCTGTCTTAGCTAATACGGTTGCAGGTGGTTATCTCGGACAGAACCCGTACTACACAGCGGCTTTACAGCCTGGGTTCCAAGCAGCAACAACTCAGTACCAAGACGCAATCAACCAAATGCGGTCTCGCGCTTCTCAGGCGGGACGTTACGGGACTAACGAAGCCTTAATGAGCCAAGAGCAACGCGCACAAGGCGCACTTGCTAACGCACTTGCAGGGCAGGCTGCACAGTTGGGTTACTCCGGTTACGAGGCTGAGAGAGGCAGGCAACAACAAGCCCACAACAGAGTTATCCTCAACAAACACCCAAAGAAGTGATCTTCCCGTAAAGCAGTCCGAATAAATGTCTTCAGGTATCCACGATTCTGGACTCTTCTTAAGGATGACTTCCAATCCTGGTTTGATGTACTGCCAGACACCCCTAAGC